TAATGCAGCAGCTGATCTTGTTGTTAACACACAGGGTGCAGCTTTCTGTTTAGTCTTTTCAGGAGATGCAACAACAGGTTGGACGTACAAGGAGAAATAGAATATGGCAAATTACGAAGCAACTAAATACGATTTTGATGGTGGAAACCTTACAGGTATTGAAGGAATTCCTACAGCAACTATTGTGCCGTGGTCAGATTCATCTGTTCCAACAGGTTTCTTAGAGTGTAATGGTGCAGCTGTTTCAAGATCAACTTACTCTGCATTATTTGCTATCATAGGTACAACTTATGGAGCTGGTGATGGTTCATCAACTTTTAATGTACCTGACTTACAAGATAACGTAGCAGTTGGAAAATCTAATAACAAAGCTTTAGCATCAACTGGTGGGGCAAATACAGTTACTTCAGCTGGAAACGTTGGAGGATCTACAGCCAATGCAACTTTATCAACAGCACAACTTGCTTCTCACAGTCACTCTGAATTTAGAGTTTCTTATAACCCTGGTGTTTCAGGTAGAGGAGGTGGTTCAAATACTGATTTAAATTCAGGTGAATATAGTACGGATACTGGAGCTCGTAGTGCTAACACTGGAAACGCTGGATCAGGTGGTGGTCACTCTCACAACATGAGTGCAACTTTTTCTGGAGATGCAACTTCAGTTTTACAACCTTATTTAACAATTATTTATATAATTAAAACGTAGGAGAAATTATGGCGACTAACGCAACATGGACAGTAGTATTTGATGACAAACTTGTAATTAAAAGAACTGGTGAGTTTGATGTTTCTACTGCTAAAGGATATCAAATTGATGACGATTCTTTTTGGAACCAAAGTAAGTTTTCAAATATTTGGGCTATTCAATATGAAACTACTCCATCTTCTGATCAAGTAGAGTACAGAGACGAAACTCCACATTCTAGTTGGACAGATGCTAATTTAGGAAATTTTCAAGATTTTATTGATAGGTGGGATGCAACACATTTAGCACAAATGCAATCTGATTGGGATAATGACAATCATTCAGTAGAAGATCCAGAAGGTTCAAAAACATATAGACTTGAAACTTCTGATGAAAAAATTGCTAGAGCAGGTGAAAGACCTACATCATATTCATCGTAAATTCATCCAAGAAGTTAAAAGATATTTTTCACCTGAGATAGGTGGATTTCCTCTATGTAAATATGGAAAACCAGCAGGCCAGATAACTATTCTACCAGTTTTAGGTTTTACTCTTTTTGAAAAATGTAGAAATTCTGTTTCTCCACCTTCTTCTACATCATTTAAATATATGCTGTAAACAAAAGCTCTGGCTTCATTATGAAAACTTGCATCACGTTCAATGTGCCAAACATGATATCCCTCAGTGGGTAAGGTTTTTTGAATTTTAATTCCTGTAAAATAAAAAGGACCATTGTTGTGAGCATCTCGAGCTCCCGTATTTTCAAGATAATGATTCCAAGCTAAATCAAAATTTAGCATCATTGGTTTTATATTTTCCCACCAGACTTCTATATTGTGCGGTTCTGCAAAATACTGTTGATCTTGTTTATTTAATATAGAGGCTTTTTCAAATCCTATTCTATTTATAGTGTTATTAAATTTATTTTGTTCTTCGAATAATTTTATTGCTTTATTACAATCTTCTTTTGTAATATAGTTGTCATAAATACCTATAAAATTAGTTATGTTAACTGTTTTTTCTTTTATGTTATTTTTCATTTTTTTTATTTTCTAGAATATATAAATCTTTTTGTTTTTTCCAATTAGTATTTTCAACTATATTCATAACAATACAATATCTTTTTTTGTCCTCAGTATTAGCTTCAACATAATGTTTTATAGAAGGAGGAAAAAAATAATAATCTCCGGGTTTTGGATTTATTTTTATATTTAGTTCTGGTAAACATAGAGGCATTCCTTCAGTTAAATATAAAATACAATGATAAGAATTATGTTCGTGAATTTTAACATAATCATTTTTACCTAATTCATTTCCCCAACAGTTACTAATTGTTTTTCGTTCATAAAAAAACTCAAACAAGTCTCGATTAGATAATTGATGTTTGTTTATACAAAAATTAATAAATTTTGTAGTTAAAGGGTGATCGTTAAAAATTGTCCATTCTGTTTTTCCTCCTTTTACATTTGTTGAATATGACTCTTCTTCATTTAAGTTTTTTTTAACTTCCATAGTAAAATTGTGTATATCTTCTACATAAGGATAGTTTCCAAACGTTATTGAAACAGTTCTAGGATAAGTTATATATATGCTTTGACTATGTGATAATCTTGGGTCTTTGTTTATAAATTCTACCATTTTCCAGCTTTCATTCTCTAAAAAACTAATATATAAAGCATTATATGCTACAAAAATTAAATTTCAAGCCTGGTTTTAATAAGATGGTAACAGAATCTGGAGCCGAGTCTCAATGGGTTGATGGTGATTTTGTTAGATTTAGATATGGACTACCTGAAAAAATAGGTGGTTGGAATCAATTAACTGCGGCTAGTTTGACTTTACCTGGAGCAGCACGTGCACAGCATACTTGGACTAGTATTGCAGGTGAAAAATATGCAGCAATAGGAACATCACAAGGTTTATTTTTATACTATGGAAATGATTTTTTTGATATCTCACCATTAGATACAGCTATTACCGGATTTACATTTACGACTACAAATAATTCAGCGACCGTAACTGTTAATAAAACTTCACATGGTTTATCAGCTGGAAGATATTTTACATTTACGTCTGTAACTTTACCTGGATCAGGTACAGGATATGTAGCAGCTGATTTTACAACTGGTGCTTATGAAGTCGTGACAGCTAGCACAAATAGTTTTACAATTACTATGGCCTCAGTAGAATCTGGAGCAGGTATTACAGCAGGGGGATCAGCAACTGTTAATCCCTATGTAGAAGTTGGACCAACTTTTCAAACAGCTGGATATGGTTGGGGCACAGATACTTGGAGCACATCAACGTGGGGAACAGAAAGAACAACCAGCGACGTAATTCTAGAACCAGGAAACTGGAGTCTTGATAATTTTGGAGAAGTATTAGTTGCAACTATCACCGGCGGTAAAACATTTACTTGGAATGCAGGTGCATCAAACGCACGAACAATCAGAGCTTCGACCGCGACTACAAACTTTTCTACATCAAACAATCCAACGTCATCTAGATTAACACAAGTCTCAGATAGAGATAGACACTTATTTCATTTTGGAACTGAAACAACTATTGGTGATACAACAACTGTTGACCCATTGTTTATAAGATTTTCAAATCAAGAAGATTTAAACACATACACACCTACATCTGTAAATACTGCAGGTAGTTTTAGATTAGATAAAGGAAATAAAATTGTTGGTGCTGTGTCTGGTAAAGATTATACTTTGGTTTTAACAGATAGCTCTGCATACGTAATTCAATTTGTTGGCCCACCATTTACATTTAGTGTAAAACAAGTTGGTACAAACTGTGGATTAATTGGTCAACATGCTTTGAGTTATTCTGACGGTATTGTATTTTGGATGTCAGGTGAAGGTGGATTCTTTGCATACGATGGTACAGTTAAATCTTTACCTTGTTTGGTTGAAGACTTTGTATTCAATACTGATGGAGATAATTTAGGAATTAATTTTAATGCATCTGATATTATTTACGCAGAACACAATACACTTTATAGTGAAGTAAATTGGTTTTATCCAAAGTCAGGATCAGATCAAATAGATAGAGTAGTTACATATAATTATGCAGAACAAGTTTGGACTACAGGATCATTAGCTAGAACAAGTTATGTAGACACAGGTGTGTTTGATGCGCCTTATGCAACTGAATACAATAAAACAACAACACCGGTATTTCCTGATATTCAAGGTATTACAAATAGATTTGGAGCATCAACTTACTATGCTCATGAAGTAGGAACTGACCAAGTAAATAGTTCTGGTACGACTTCTATTGATGCATTTATAAAATCTGGAGATTTTGATATATCTGCAAGACGTAGTGCATTAGGAGGCACAACTGGATTAGCTGATCTTAGAGGTGATGGTGAATTTATTATGTCTATGAAACGATTTATACCTGATTTTAAAGTTCTTACAGGTAACTCAAAGATTACATTGTTATTAAATAATTATCCAAACAACACGGCATCTAGTTCACCACTAGGACCCTTTACAATCACGTCTTCTACTGATAAAGTAGACACACGTGCAAGAGGAAGACTTGTAGCATTAAAAATAGAAAACGACGCTATAGGAGAAACTTGGCGTTATGGCACATTACGTGTTGATATAAAACCAGATGGTAGAAGATAATGACTGTAGATAAGAAAATTAGTTATGAAATACAAGGCGGTGCAAAAAAC